TTTTTATCTATATTTACTCTATATCACTTGGAATTACTCTATTTTTTATCTATATTGCCCTTTCTCTCTACGATTACTCTATTTTTTCCAGAACCTCTATACAGCTTTCCTGAAAATTTTATATTTCCAATTTTTCTTCTCTATATAGGAAAATTTGTGTTATATTTGTTTAAACTGTCCGAAGGAGCAAGTTTTGGAACATAAAGAGCTGTATGAATTTTCTAAGGATCTGAATGATTTCTATAAAGGGGTTGAGGATCTTAGTCTGTTTCATTTCTATAGATATAAGTATTTTGTAGATAATAGTAGTTTTGAAGATCCAGATAGAGAATGTAAATATGTTATTAGAACTAGAGATTTTGGAGAAAAGCAAAAAGAATTGTTGAAGAGTTTTTTAGTAGAAAAGAGATGCGCGCTCGATTCCCTGATTGAGAGGCTTTAAAATGGATGAGATTATAGTTGCTGAGACACTTACTATTGAAAAGGTTAAAACGCAACGAGAAGTCCTTCAAGAGCTTTCTGTCGTTGATGAAGACTATACTCAATATTTAGAAGGACTGAACCCAAGGCAAGTTCGAAGAACCAAGCAGGCTGTCAATGGACTGAGGAATGGTTTGTATGCCATTGCACCCTTGATTTGTGCAGGACCTGGCAAGTGTTTGTTTTTTGATAGATGCCCAATTCCAGAGATAGATCCTTTGACTGGGGAGGTAGATATTGACGATATGAGTAAATATCCAATAGGAAGAGGATGTTTGCTCGAAAAATTCTTCATGCAACAGAAGGTCATTGAGTATATTCAATATCTTGATGTCGATCCTGCCAATCCTATAGAGATGGCCATTGCCAACGATCTCGCTATCATTGATTTGTATAAATATAGAGCAGTAGCGATTCTTTCTTCTGGGGATAAGGATGGAACTGGACAAGATTTCATGAGAACAGATATCATTGGGTTCAATGAAGAGACCGGACAGGCTGCTCAAATGACTAGAACCCATCCCGCCTTAGAAGTAATTGACAAATTAGAAAAGAGAAGAGAGAGCTATATTGATAAACTGAATGAGTCTAGAAGAGCAAAGATGGAACTTGCTTTTAAACTTGGGCAAGGAAAAGATAATAGTAAGGTTCTCGAAGAAGTGTCTAAGTTGCGCGAAGCAATCTCCAGGATTGCAAATGGCAAGACTATTGAGATACCTGTTGATGAAACTGAAGTCTTTTTGGAAGGAGCACTTTGATGAATCCAGATCAAATTACTATTAAAGCTATTTATGATGCAATGGGTTGGGAGGATCCTGACCTGTGGCTCGGTAAGAGGATTGAAGAGAATTGGGAGAGGCTCAGAAAAGAATATATTGCTCATGAGCACAAAGATATCATTGATTTACCTGTACAAGAAGTGCTTGATTTAATCGCGAGACGTAGTGGCAGGACTACACAGCTCTGTGTAAAAGCGATATTGAAAGCTTTAGAAGGAGATAAGGTTCTAATTTGCGCGCCACATATTTCCGCCGCCCGACAAATTGAGCTGATCGTCTATGATGCCTGGAAGGCTTTATCACTAAAAGCCAACCTCTCCTGTTGGATTAAAGTTGAAGCAATTGGTAATCAGGGGCCATGCAAAAGAAATACGGATTGGGCAGATCTTATATTGGAGGACCATACCTGCGAGAAGTATAAGTAAATGGATCCAGTACAGCGAATTCTTGGAGATATCAGCCATCTAACCAGTGGCGGTATTCTAGACATTGAGACCTTTTCATTAGAGAGGGGCTCTCCTATCCATGAGGTCGCTTATGCCGTCCCTTCTGAAAAAAGGGCAACTCAATATATTCTTCAACCTACTTATGCTGGTGTCATGCCGGCCAAGGCACAAGACGTACTTGGCCTGGCTGTCAGCAAAAAGGATATCTTAAAAAGATTACCAGTCCAGGAAGCTCTTGGACGAGATGTAACTTGGGGAGATATAGTAAGGGTCCACGCCCTGATGCGTCAGGGCTCATTAAAGGGCCCTGTAGACGCTCAGGAGCTACGTAACCTGTTAGGCAGTGGTCCTGGAGCCAAGGCATCCGAAGTTCTCTCCTGGAGCCTTCCAGGGGGCCCTAAAGTGAAGGAGGTGCTGGCAGAGAAGGATTCATGGCTACTAAGACAAATAGAGGCCAAAACTTATCCTTGGATGGAGGGAGCTGATGCTCCTTCAGGCACATTCAAAATCAAGGGCTATACAGATATAGAAAGTACAATAACGAACATGAAGGACTTGTTCGGGAGAGGGAGTCCGCATTCTTTACTTGGAGATATAAAAAAGAGAATTACATGGGTGCATAATGCAAGTTACGAATCGGCACGCATTGGAGCTTGGCTTAGAATTTCTGAGTCAGAGGGAAGAACCACTGGGCTGAAGGACACTGTTCGTTGGCACACCACTGCTGGATTAGAGGATCTATATGTCACGGGCCCAGAGGTCAATGCTGCTAGAGCAAAAGCCTCTATCACCGGAGACTGGGCCCCAGTGTGGCAGGCTTACATGAAGTATAGTGGGCCTGGAGATGTCCGAGACATTATGGACGTATTGCGAGCTAACCAAAGTTATGCTCGACAGCTCGGCCTGATCAAGACTGGTAGGGTTGGACAGTTTTCTGGTTTGAGTGTAGATGTTGCTACGAAGCTCTTCTTGATAAGCGAAGGACGGATGGACAAAGTGATGGGCCATAAAGAGACCCACGTTGCCCTCCTTGACGCTGCCAGAGAAGAAGGGTATCTGGTTAAGAGAGCCACTATGCAGGCTGCTACTTTAAGTGAAGGGGCTAAGGGAACTGAAACAGGTAAAGAGCTATTAAAAATGGCCAAGGGCAAGCAAGGCCCCTTGTATGATGCCATTCGGTTCTTTGCCGCATGGGACTTCTTCAATAGCTCTAACCAGGAAGCAAACTTTACACAGAGATTAGGACGAGCCTTTGAAGATTTTGCGACTCAGGGACGTACTGTTCAGCACTCAGGAAGCCGCTTGATTTCTTCAGAAATGGTTTCTAATGCTGGAGAAAGAGCTATCGGGACTCTGAACGTTCCTGCCAAGAGAACTATTCTAAATAGCCCTGATGAGTTCCTTGATTGGCTCAAAAAGACTGGGCAATATTCAGAAGTAGATTTTGATAAAGTTTCTGGCGAAATGATTGACGAGCTAACTTCTTCTGGTGGGCTAAGAGTAACAAGTAAAGGAACTGAGATTGCAGATAGAGCGGCTCTTCTTACTGGCGCTAGAGCTTATACAGATCAAATTGTTGATAGAACAATAACCAGAAAGTTAGCCGAAATAGCCAATGGACCCGGTGGGGTTGCTGGTTTCATGGGAGGCCTGACAGATGAAATTCCAAGTGGTGTAAGGCAGTCTGTTGCTAGTAGGGCTTTCAGTGAAGGAGCCTTCAAAAGAGGAGCCTATATTACTGCTGGCATCGCAGCCAGTATCGGAATATTGGGTGCCGCTATAGGCTCTTTTCAGGGACCGGGAAGGCAGAAGCCGAGTCTTCGGACTGTAACTTATGAAAGATGGCTTGAGAATCAAAGAGAATTCTCTGGTTTAGAGAATGCTGCTGATCAAACTGGAATGAGAGAAGGCGGGATCGCAGCCTCTATGAGAAGGGCTTTTACCGACTTTGGTTCTCCTTATTGTGGTCCTTGGATATCCAACCAAGTATTCTTTGATCAAGATATATTGCAAGAAAGAGAGCGGTTCAATAGAGAACGATTTAGTTATATTCACAGTGATCCGAAAGACGGAGTATTTGCTCAACTGAGAAGATTGGTGCCATCTCTTCGGACCTCCAGCTTACTACACAGTGGCGTTGAGAGAGCTGACTCCAGTGAATACTCGGGTATTCAGGGTGACGGATTATTTAAAGTAAATCTCAAAAGTGGCGGCTGGAGAATGAGAGTAGACGACGCAGATACTGTCACCATTGAAAGAGGGCTCCTTTTTAGAGATAAGTATTCATTCCGTCTCTCTGGAATTGATGCGCCAGAGGTAAGACACGGACAGCAAAAGGGACAGCCAGGATCCGAAGAGGCGAAGGAGAAACTACAGTCTTTCCTTAATTCTGGACAGAACATAGAAATGGTGTTTAACCCAAGAGATGTTACTTATGGTCGATCCCTGGGTGTTGTTATGATTGATGGAAGAAACATCAACGCAGAATTGGTTAAGTCTGGAAGTGTCGCAGCACTGAACTG